ATACACCTGTCAAATGTTCATAGTTACTGGTATGTGCACCTATTATATAATATGGATTCTTCTCAAAAGCCTCTGAACAAACAAGATATTCGCAATCCACAAAGAACTCCTTAAACATCTTGGCATTCACTATTGCTTCTTCTTTCACTCGCTCCTTAAAGCTCTTTTGTTCCGCCATAACTTTCCTCTCAAAAAAGTAAGAGGGGCAGCTCTTCGCTACCCCTCCACTCATTTTACGCAGTTTTGTCTGCAATGGGAATGGGTTTACGGTCTCCATCCCGACCACTGGGACAGGTTTTATGTCTCTGGCCCGACATTAAACGCACCAGCGTTTTATAGCCTTTGCAATTTGAAGATTCCAGATTGCTCTTTCTCTTCACCTATATTATACTCAAAACACGCGAAATTATCAACTGGTTTTCAAAAAATAATTCTATTAACTTCTGCCCCATCTCAAACTCCTATATGCGTCCAGCACGAACTCCAAAAACTGGTGGCTCATGGTTTCCACGATACTCTCTCCTACTACATTCTGCAAAACAGCAATACTGACTCCAGACATATCATCTCCCCTCACTTCCAGTTCTCGTATCGAATCCGCCATGGGCTCATCGATAAACGCGGCGAACTTTGCCCCATCAACATGGCTTTGAACTGGCATCGGTGCGCCACTTTCACCGAACAGTTGGATTACCTTTGGTTCAATGATGCTCTCCACCTTTTTCAAGGCTTCTTCCTCTGACATCCGCCTCAGATAGCCTTTCATTGCACTTGCCACAATGATCTCCATCACTGTTGTTCCATAATCCTCAACGGACAGCCAAGCTAACTTTTTCATGTCAATCACTCCTGCTATGTGTATTTCTGTATCCTCACCATATACCAAAACTCTGCACATAGCAATATGTACGATAAAAAATCCGTACAAAGCAAAAAGGGCCCTGCCGGTATGCATTTCCACACATCCGACAGGGCATCCTTTCCTTTATACAGCCTGCTCTCGTTTTGCTTTACTTCTCAGATATCTTCGGTACTGAACCGTATTGTCATACACCCGGTACGGGGCATCGACCAGCGTCACCAGCCCATCAAGGCTGCATTTCTTAAATCCCAGAAAACTGGTCAATGTCCTCTGATTTCCACAGGTGGGCAGCGTTACACCAAAATTCGTTTCATAAAGTACGATGTCGCCTTTCACCGTTCCCTTTTTCATAAAGGCGCAGTAGATACCTTTTTCAAAATGGAGCAGATCCGGTGCTTCCGCGATCCTCTCCGGCGTTATCTTCAATCGTCCTCGTTTCAGACTGGCAACCGCACCATCAACCGGCTTTCCATCCACATCCCGAAACAGGCTGCCCTGCACATCCAGCCCGTTCACCTTCAGCGGCATACCGGCGGCATTCTGTTCCGGCAGTTCTTTCAGGCAGGCAATGAAAAGGTCAAAATTTTTCTTCATAACCGTAAGGGCTCCCTGTTCCTGACTCAGCGTTTCTTTTTCCTTTCGGAAACTCTCAATTCGCTGCCGGATATCCTTTGCCAGACTTGCATAGGCTTCGATTTCAGACCCTTCTTCATAGTCAGCATGGTAGAAGCTCGTACCAATATCATTTCCCGTCAGCCCATTTCGGATATCACTGTCAATCTCGTCCAATGTGATGTTGCCCTCCGCCAGTGATTCATTCAGTTCCAAATTCTGCTCCAGCACCGCATCCCGCATGGCCGTAACCTGACGGCCGATCGTCTCCTGCAGTTTTTCTTCCAGCTCCTTGATCTGGGCATCCAGCGTTTCCAGTCTTTCCAACGATACGCTGTTTCCTTTCATCTGCTGATACATCTGTTCACAGGCTTTATGAAAAAGTGTGCTGATTTCCGAAGCTTCATGGTTTTTCTCGTAATCCCGTTTCAGGCGGTACAGCATTTCCATAAAACTCTGTTCCAAGGCACATTCATGGATGCTTTCCGAAGGGCATCTTTCATTGGCTGCTTTTCTCTCGGCATCCGACAATCTCCCGTGTTTTTCCCTGCAGTACAGCTTCTGATCCGGTGTGCCATTCTGTCTGGGCTTTTCGCCCTCACGCTTTCCCATCTTCTGTTTACACCGCCACACGGGATAAGCATATGCGTATTTTTCAAGGTAGATATCCATATCGCCACCAGTTGCTGCAAGGCTTCGGTCATCCGTGTACCCGGTTGCCACACCTGTATAGGTCACACGGAAGAATCCCTCACCGCATTCTTTTCCGGCTCTTTCTCCATGTTCAAGAACCGCACCGCAGACCAGATTTCCAAATGGCGAGCCGGTGTATCCTCTCTTCTTCTTTTGAGCCGGTACCGAATCTCCAACCTTGCTGGGCTTTTCATAAAGCATCGTCTGAGCCTTGTCCCATGTACTGCGGTCAATGATGCCAACATGATGGTTTTCTACATAATAGCGAGGTGCCTCACCTTTGTTGATCGTGGACCGATGGGTCAGGAAATCCTTTGTGATGGTCTTCTGCATCTCAATGTCACCCACATATTTTTCATTCCGAAGAACTGTGAGCACAGAACTTGCCGACCAGTTCTTTTTGTTCACCGTCTTTCTGCCAAGTTCATTCAGCTCCTTTGCAATACGGTTTGCCGTCTGTCCACATACATACCGTTCAAAAATATAACGAACCGTTTTTGCCTGTTCCGGATTGATCACCCATTCCCCATTTTCACCCTTGTCATATCCAAGCATCCGGTTCAGATCAATCTTCGGCTTGCCAGCTTGGAAATTCTTCTGGATCGACCAGCGGATATTGTCCGAAATGGACCGGCTCTCATCCTGCGCCAGTGCGGAAAGAATAGTCAAGATCAATTCACCGGTCGCATCCAGCGTATCGATGTTCTCTTTTTCAAAGTAAACACCAACCGGAGGATTCTGCTGCCGAAGCTGGCGGACACAATTCAGGGTGTCCACCGTGTTTCGGGCAAATCGTGAAATCGACTTGGTCACGATATAATCCAGCTTTCCGTCTAGGGCATCTGCCATCATGCGGTTGAAATCCTCACGATGTTCCCTGCTGGTTCCTGATTTTGCCTCATCTGCGTAAATGCCTGCAAATCTCCATCCGGGTTTGTTCGTGATCAGATTTGTGTAAAACGCTTTCTGTGTGGTGTAGGAAGTCTGCTGGCTTTCATCCCCTGTGGAGACTCGACAGTATGCCGCCACACGGATATTGCTCTGCACCTTCAGCTGACCACCGTTATGCACCGACCGCTTTGTAGCCGGTATCACTTCTACTTTTTTCTGTGTCATATACTCTCCTCCGTTTCCTTCATATCTTTTTTCCGTTCCGACGCTTTCTATACTCTACCTGAACCGATTCTCCAAGGATCTCTGCTTCATTTTCCGCAAACTTTGGTTTTCCATCTTTGTCGTATACCCGATAATCCTTGAAGTCCTTTATAGTCCTTCTGGCTCCGAAAGCAGTAAATTCCATTCCGTAAATGGTCCGGTAATGGATCACATCTCCGTCCACTCTGCCAGATTCAATATTTACGGCATACATTTCCCGGCTGAAGGTTAGCATATCCGGTGTACTCAAGAACACACCCGATTCCGTCCACTGCGGTTCTTTATCATCCAGACCATGCACCACCAGCTTCTGTCCATAGCGGTTTTGCTCCGGCAGGGCCAGCAGTTCCTCCAGAAAATATTCGTACCTCTTTTTCAGGATGATGCCGCCTTCACTGCTTTCTTCCAAAATGTGGAGTTCGTTTTCCAGTTCTTCTTTCCGCTTCAGAATATCCTTCAGCAGTTCATTGTACATTGCCTCGGCACTTCCGGCCGCAGGTGTGTAAACACCATCCACACGCTGTTGATCCATCCCCTCCATAATAGCGTCCATCTGAATGCTCCCATCCCGAATGGACTCTTGTAAGCTCTCCTGCATGAAAACCCGTTCCTGCTCTGCCATTTTCTTCTGTGCTTCCATCTGCTTTTTCATAAGGCGTTTACATTCCTGTTCCAGCTTCTGAAGCAGTTCCCTGAGTTCCAAAATCCGTCCTGAATGGTCTTCCGGCTCCCTCTGGCATTCACGGTATTTGACCGCCAGCTCCGACTGCTCTTTGTTTTCCTCGTAATCCCGTT